TGCCGCGAGGGAGCGGGCTACTCGCAGGCGATCAAACAGCTCAGGCGGACCTCGCGCAATTGGAACCGCCTCGACGTCGCCCAGGCGCAGGCGCTGGAGGTCGTCGCCGACAAGGTGGCGCGCATCCTGTGCGGCGACCCGTCCTATCAGGACCACTGGCAGGACGGCGCGGGCTACTTCGAGCTCGTGCTGCGCGACTTGGTGCAGGCGCAGGCGCCCGCCGCCATGCCCCGCGCAACCATGCCCGACCGGCCAGACGATGAGCCGCTGGACGCGCCGGCCTTCCTGACGGAGGGCAGACCGTGATCCTCCAGCTAAACCCCACCATGCCGCTGACGACCCCGTTGGGGCGGGCGCTGTGCCACTTCCTGATCGACAACGGGGACGAACACCACTTGCTATGGGTGTGCATCCAAGACGACACTGGCGAGATATGGGTCTGGCCTAACACTGAGGTGCGCGGGCGCAACAACCCGACGATGGGGAGGAAGATAAATGACTGACGATCTTGTGAGGCGGCTGCGCGATGAAGTTATTTTGGAACGATTTGAGGGCGGGCATGTCAGTCAAATGCGAAACCCCGATGGACCGGAAGCCGCCGACCGCATCGAAAAGCTGGAGGCGGCGCTGCGGGAGATAATTGGCGCTTTGGACGATCCGAAAGGCGGGCAGCATGTGTATGACATGCGCAATGCTTCTTACATCGCCCGCAAAGCACTGGAGGGGAAAGATGGAGCTTAAAAGGTATCTCAGGGTAGTCGCCAGCACATGCGACGATGATGATGATTATTCAATGGTTGAAATTTCAAACCGTCGCGCAAGAGAAGCCGCTGACCTCATTGAGAAGCTAGAGGCTGTCACGAAGGACGATGTCAAGTGGCTGGCAACGTATCACAAATGGTGTGAGATGAATGGCTGCGCCCCATCATCATCCGATTTGATTTCTGCCCGCAAAGCACTGGAGGGGAAAGATGACGTTGATTGAAATGCTCCGCGCCAATGGCAGTTGGGAAGCTGACGCTGCTGTCACAGCCATTCAGGTGCGAGACAAGCGCATCAAGAAACTGGAGGCGGCGTTGGCGAGTGTATTGCGTTTCGATCTTACGGATGAAACTTGGGTAAAATTGGGCTTCGATCCATTATTTATTCGCGATGCCTTTGACGCCGCCCGCAAAGCACTGGACGCAGAATAATCCTTTACGCCATCGCGCTGACGTGCGATGGTCCACCGTCAACCAAGGGGAGCCTGACATGTTTAAGATTGGCGTAAACGAGCATGACGAAGTGGCCTACGTCCGCATTCAGATCGCGGCCAAGGCTATCGCTGAGGCGGCGCTGCTGGCCTACTACTGCGAAGGCCGCAAGAAACAGATGTTTCATGACGAGATGGAGCGCGAGATTGAAGAACTGCTGATCATCTTGGGCGTTGACGACCGCGCGACCGCCTGCGCCGTTGACGACGCCACCGAGACCTACCAGTATCAGATTGAGAACCTGCGCGCTGCGCTGCGTGTGATCGAAGACACACCGCCCCGTGAGATTGAATGCGCGTGGTCCGTCGCAACCCGTGCGCTGCGCGAAGATGATGAACATGCGGCCCTCGCCGCTAAACAGATCCGGTGATGAACCGGATCGCTGGGGCACCCGCCCCGGCGCGTCAGACAGGCTGTCTGACGGTCTAGTCCCTAGTGTTTGTTCGACACGCCCACTTGCCCCCGGTCGCTCACGCAACCGGGGGTCTTTCGTGTCAGGCTGTGCGACCGGGGAAACCGATCACGTTGCCGTCGCTAGACGGCTCCAGCATGTTCCGCAGCGTAGACTTGCTGTGCTTCATCAATTCGGGCGCAATGTAAATGTGACGCTTACCGGGATGCTCCGCAGACGCCACCTTGCCCCGGTCGATCCATCCAGCTTCCTTAAGCGCGTGAAGCAGCGCCGCCTGCGGGATCTTGACGCCTGCGGGCGCTCCGTTGTTGAGGCTTTCGCAGATCTTGAAGAACGGCGTGGCGATGATGCCGCGCCGGAACTCGCCCGCCTTGGCGCGGATCTGGTCCACGATGTAACTCTCGGCAATGCTCATGCCGTTTTCGATCAGGTTTTCCTTAAACTCAGTCCACATGGGCGGCGCAGATGGGTTGAACTTGGACACGTCGCGATCAGCCAACCACCGGGCGATGGTCTCGAACCCACCGGAGCGATACCAGGTCCACATCGCCTGCGCCTCGTCTGCGGGCATACGACCCGCCGCCGACCAGATGCAGAACCAACGGCGATCGCCCGACGAGATCGAGATCGGAACGGGGTCGTTCGTGAACGCCAGCACCATCATGCGGTTGACCATGTCGTAGGGGTGCAGACCCTTGCGGTTGATCGGCAGCGTCTCTGGCGGCGCGGCGATGATGGGCTTCAGCTTGTTGGCGAGAGTGCGGCGCTCCTTGGCGTCCGGCTCCTTCAACTCGTTCAGGATCAGGATCTCCGACTCCAGCGCATAACCCCACTGCGAGGTCAAGCCGTCGTTGTCCACCAGACCCCTGTTCTTAAGACCTGGGCCGCACACGGACCAGATGAACGGAGCCCACATGGTGTCCTTGCCGGAACCCTCGTCGCCGCCGTGCAGCACCGCGTGGTTAATCTTGACGCGGGGGTTCTGGAGCTTGAACGCCATCACGTCGAGGCAGTGGTTCAACTCGGCTTCTTCTGGCACTAGCACCCGGCAGTGGTTTAGCCACCGGGACACGTCGCCAGCGGCCACGCCGGTCAGGTCAGGCCGCGCGTCGCGCCAGCGGTTGCCGTACACGTCGCCGTCACGCGAGACGAGGACGCCGTCACCCGCAGCGTAGGTGATGCCGCGCAGCAGGCGGGCGTTGGCGGCGCTGCGGTTCTCATCGTAGCAGACGCTGGCTTCGATCCGGCGGGCGGTCTTGCCACTCATATGGATCGACTTGCAAAACACATGGCGAAAGATGGCGTTGAAGCTGTAACGGCTCAACTCGGTGCGGGCATCCATGTCGAAGTAAGCGTCGTCTTCGACAACGTAGGCGAACCGTTCGTACCAGTTCGCCTTGTCAACCCGCCCGACCTCCTTGCGGTTGACCTCTTCGATGACGCGCGCGGCCTCGTCAGGGAAGGCGGCGGTGGGCGACAGCTTGGACAAGGTAGACTGCATATGCGCCGCCAGCAGCTCGTCGCGCAGGCCGGGCGAGACCTTGGGTCCACCGTTCTGATGAACCCAGTTCAGAAACATCTGCGTGTTGAAGCCCTCGCAATGGCCGTGGTAGCAACAGAACGAGCGATCCAAAGGCTTGTAGCGGGCTCCAATCTGGCCGTCCGTGTGCTCGACGTTGTTGGGGCACACGATGCCCATCCAGCCTTCAGGGTTGACATGCGACAGCACCAGACCCTTGTCGTTGAGCCACTCCAGAACAATGTCCTTGCCGGTGTCGCGCAGCTTGAACGACAGGACGCGCGCGGTGTCCGCCTCCGCTGGCGTGACGCCCAGCGCCTCGCAGATCTGCGGCAGCGTGTACTCACGATCAGGATGAAACTCAACCAAACGTGACCGAAAGAGATCGCGACCGGGCTTCAAATTGACTGATCCGGGAATGCGGAAGTTACGTACAGGGTTGGTCGCGCCGGGGTCCGTGTAACCGGCCTCCGCAATGGCGGTAATGGCCGCGCTGAACTCGCCCTTGGACGGCTGATCGGTGAAGCCGTAGCCCCACTGAAACGATCCCTCGCTGGTCTCCATGATCCAAGTCGGCGGCAGGGGCGGGATCTTGGACTTGGTGCCGATGTCGTCCAGCATCATGCACAGGACGTAGTCGCAGTTGGCGGCGCTGGCGCTGGGCTTGCCGTCGAGGAAGCGTGACGCCATGAACGAGCCGGTGTTGAGGTACCACGCCTCGCCCTCCGCGCGGCGCTTGGTGGGCATGTACGCGGGCCAAGTGTACTTCAGCGAACCGTCGAGGAACGTCTGCTGCTCACCGTCGCGCATGACGGGCTTCTGGCGCACCAGTAGCGCCGTCTCGCCTGCCGGGGCGAGCCCCGTGATGTAGTCGTAGAATTGTTGTTCTTGCATGTCCTACCCCTTTTATTTTCCGATAACCGCCAGCATCTGCTGCTCAGACATTTTTCGCGCAGCAATGGCGTCGTCTACAGATGCAAAAGAACCTAAATAATGCTGGGCGTACCCCACTCGAATGGTGGCTATCCAACATCCGCGATCCGCGCGCCATCGAACGCCCGCAACCCCGCTACGCGAACCGGTACGCACCTTGGCGTTGTGCATGTTTACCGATTGAGATACATCGCGCAGGTTAACTAAACGGTTGTCGCTGGGGTTGTTGTTCATGTGGTCTATGACGCCGTCCGGCCACGCCCCATGTTCATACAGCCACGCCAATCTGTGGGCTTTATATAGCTTACCGTCTATGCGGACATTCACATAGCCGTAAGCATCTATCGCCCCTGCAACGGCCCCTCTCCGCGCCGCGCCGCGCGACATTCGCCAATAAAATTTTCCTGTAGCGGGCACATAGGTCAAACATTCTTTGAGACGTTCTTGCGTTAACCCATTCATCGCGATACTCCGGCAAGTTATTTGTGATACCGTAGCATTATTTCGCCTTCGGCGGCAAGAGGTATATCTTTTCCCCACGCAGGGGGCGTCACCATTATGTTTCGTATTCGTTCGGCGGCGTCTTCCACCTCAATTGTCGGATGCTCCACAATTATTTCATCGTGGACGTGCGCGATAACTTCGAAACCAGCTTCATCTAACCGGCGCAAAGATATGCGAAGCAGATCGTGTGCGGTCGCCTGCGTGACGTTCTCGCAGGCCAGACCACGCCACAGGCGGGCGCGGGGCCACTCCTTGGCGTCTGCGGCGGGCTTCCATGCCGCCTTGGCGTAGGTGACGCCGTCTTCCTCCAGCTTGGCGTATGGGTAGCAAAGGATGCGCCCAGACGGCAAAGCGTACCAGAGATGGACGCCGTCGAACAAGTAAGTTATGCGCCCGGCGGTAAACTCCTTGCCCTTGTGGCGCATGGCGGCGGTGTAGCACCGCTCCAGATTTTCCCAGAACGGCATAGCCCACGGGTTCGCCCTGCGCCAGCCGTCCACCATGCGCCGGGCTTCCGGCTCCGGTAACAGCAAACCGTAGATCCGGCCCATCGCGGCGAACGCGCCCACGCCGCCAGCGAAGCCGCAGGCCAGTTCCTGCACCTTGCCGACCTGGCGCTGGTCGCCCGTTACCTCGGCGACAGGTACACGAAACGTCGCCGATGCGTTGACCTTGTAGACATCCTCACCACTGCGGAACAGGTCCAACTTGGCGTCGCCCCGGCCAGACAGCCAAGGGTTGACGCGCGCCTCGATGGACGACCAATCGTAAATGATTAGACTGTTGCCGCGCTCGGGCAAAATCATGGGGCGCAGCATCTGCTTCAGCACATCCGTAACGCGCTTGCCGTACTGGGGGACGATCTTGTCGCCTTGCACCATTGCAGCGCGGACTAATTCAGGTTCCTTCGCACACTTGCGCGGGAAGTTTTGCAATTGCAGCCCAAAGCTAGAAGCACGGCCCGTTGCTGAACCTCCAGCAAAGACAAAAGCCCCACGCACTCGTTCATCGTCTCGATCAGCGAGGTTAGCAGCCCGTTGGAATTTCGCGACCGACGAAGCCCATAGGTCGTCCGCACATTGAATGACTTCAGCGACATCGGGCGGTACTTCATCGGGGTTTTCTCCAGCGAGAATTAAAAGGTTGCCGCGCACGGACTTGTCGATAGAATACTTGGCCTCGCCATCCTTGAAGACCGTCATCAACTCCAGCGCCTGCGGCCCGACACGGTCCAGCACCCACTGGCGCATCTTGGAACTGCGGACGCTGGTGATTGCGCCCTGCGTCACCTCACGCACGATCTGCTGGATCTCGTCCAGTTCCTCGGTCGCGTAGCGAATCGCGGCGTTGCACAGCTCGACATCGACGCGCACGCCCCGATCGTTGATGCGCTCGTTGACGTGGTAGTCGGCCAGCTCGTCCGCAGACAGGTCACGCATACTTTTGCTGATCGCCCGCATGGCACGGACATCCTGCTCGCAGTACTGGACCATCTCGGCCATCAGCGTCTGGTCCTGCCTGAAGAACCCGTCAGCCTGCGGGACGGACAACAACCGAATCAGTTGCGACCCCCGGTGGTCCTTCTTCATGGACGCGCCAGCAAACCGCCCCACGTCCTCCAGCGAGCCAGGCGCGCAGTTGGCGCGTGCCTGCGCCGCCGTGCAGTAGAACTGCGCCAGCTTGGGCTCAGGGATCTTGTGATCAGGGCACAGCACAAACCAAAAGATCAGGCGCTCGAACGCAGCGTTGTGCGCGCGGATCTGGCCGGTGTGGTTGGCGACAGCGGCGGGGAACGGTTGACCGGGCAACCAGGTCACCACCTCGTCGTCATCGAAGGCGTAGGACATGCACAGCACTTCGGTGCTCATGTCTTGGGCGTAGTTGTACACGCCCCGCGAAGGCAAGTCGCACTTGCTCCGCGTCTCGAAATCAAGCCAGAGAGTTTTCATGGGCTGTAGATACTCACGGGCGCCAGCGGGGGGAGGACCACTGGCGCCCGCTTTCACTCCTCCTTACGCGCTGCGACGACGGCGACGCGACTCAGAAGGGGTGTCGTCCGTGGCAGCTTCCGCCGCCTCGGATTCCGCAGGCGCACCATCCATCCCGACCCACTCAATAACTTCGAAGACGGGGGTATAAATGCGACCGTAGGACTTGTGGACGTAGTGTTCCTTCTTCAGGCGCACCACGGGAACCGGCTTGCTCTGGTCCTTATCGACCTGGGCAGCGATGGCAAGCGCGAGCTGCTGCACCGCCTTCTTGCCGCCCACGGACGTGACCGTGTAACGGCCTTCCAGATCCTTGTCCTCGCCGGACATGCACTTCAGGGACAGACCCACCTGCACCTCCCAGCCGCGCTTGGCGGCAGGCGGCGCAACGTCGAGTTCAGGCAGCGGCTGCGACACCGGCACCATCTTCTCGCCAAGAACCTCACCTTCGCCCCAAGCAATAAAGCCGTGGACAAAGCTGAAGGGATTGATTGCCCATGTAGCGTCGTCTTCGATCTCGGTCTGCTCCGCGCCAAACACCCAATGGCCGGTCTTGTCCATCTTGATGATGACAGAACCCGCGCCGTCAGGGACGCCTGCGCTGATCGAACGCAAGCTGGAGGCGAGAGACGCAACTGAAGGAAGGTTAGCTCCACCGAACACTGTAAGATTTGACATTACCATTCTCCTTAGACGAGTTTACCAAGAGCGGCGGACAACTGTGCGCCGATCTGCAAAACCGCTGGGCGAGGATCATCCTCTGACGCCAGCGTGTTGCCCGATGAGACAGAAACAACGTGATCGTCCGGCAGCGCGAGCTTGTGCTTCTTCAGCACCTTCTCGGCCTTCGCAGGACTTAAGATCGTCATCTCAGTCAATTCCATTGCATTAACACCCATTGCGCGCATGGCATCAAGGGCTTTGTTCTCGTCCACCCACTGGCGCACACCGCGCTTGGGGACAAGTTTGTAACCTGGCACCGGCAGGCCAGCCTCCAGCGTCTGCATCGCCAGCGCCCGCACTTCCTTGATCCAGCCTTCCAACTGGTCCGCCATCTTCAGGTAATCAGACACGTCAGCGACATCGACGCTCTTCAGCGCGGCGACCATCGCACGATCCGCAGCGCCGGTCATGATGGGGCAGATCGCCTTGCCAGCGCACCAGCGGCACCACTCGCCCTGCGCCAGCGGCGCGTCAGGACGCTGGGCGACCTTGACCGCCTGCATCAGCTCCTTCTCGAACAGTTGGATGCGGCGCGGGGTCGTCTCCCAACGCTTGACGTAGGGCGGCTGCACGATGACCAGCTCGACCTTGGTTGCGTTTTCGAACGCCCACTGCGCGGCGGGGGTCCGCATGGCCGCAGCGGCGTAAAACATAAGTTGTGGATTCTCTTCGACATCGACGGCAACGCCATCGCCAAATTTCCAATCCACGATGTACGCCGTGTCGCCGATGCGGCCCACGATGTCCGACGATCCGAACACGCCGGGTAACAGATCGCCAAACCCGACGACCACCTCGGTCTCGTATTCCATGATCTTGTCAGGGTCGATCTCGTTCAGCGCCGCCAACGCGGGCAGCAACTTGTTGTCGATCAGATCCTGATCAAGCGTCACGTCCGCATGGACAGCGCCGAGGAAGTCCTGCGGCGTTGCTTTGCCATCCAGCACGTCCGCGATGACGTTATGAAGCAAGGTGCCGGTGTCGGCGTAGACGCTGGAGGGTTTGGGCGGCATCTGAACGACGAGCGCCACGGAGCCAGGGCAGTTGATGACGCGCTTGGCGGTGGACCCGCCGACGATGCTGGAATGTTGAGCCATTAGATTACCTCAGTGGACTGTTGACTGACGGACACTAGACAATCTTTTACGAACATGCAATACATTTTTTTATGAGAGAGAGCGAGATCGAACGATATTTCGTGTGGGCCGTCCACTTGCTGGGCGGCGTCACCTACAAGTTCAGGTCGCCCACGCAACGCGGGGTGGCTGACCGGATTGCGTGTATGCCGGGCGGTCAAACGTGGTTTGTGGAACTCAAGACGAAGGGCGGGCGGCTTGCGCCGCTCCAGAAGATCTTCGCTGCGGACATGCAGCGGCTAGGGCAGCTCTACATCTGCTTGTGGTCAACGGAAGGAGTAGATGAATGGGCCTCATGTTACGCCCTTACCAAGAAGAAGCCGCTGATTTCCTCTATGCGCGTGATCGAGCTATGATCCTCGCGCCTGTGGGCGCAGGTAAGACGGCCATTACGCTGACGGCCATGACCGAGCTGATCGCGGAGGGGCACGTCAAGCGTTGGCTGGTGTTGGCCCCCAAGCGCGTCTGCACGGACGTGTGGCCGGTCGAACAACGCAAGTGGGCTCCAGATTTTGACATCGCCATCGCCACCGGGACGCCAGCGCAGCGTCAAGCGGCGTTTGACAGCGCCGCGCCCATCGTCGTCACCAACTACGACAACATCCAATCTCTACCGGATCTGTCGGGCTTTGACGGCGTCGTCTTTGACGAGCTGACGCGGCTCAAGAACCCCAGCGGCAAACGCTTCAAGGCGCTGCTGGCGCACCTCGACAAGATCCCGTTCCGGTGGGGCTTGACCGGCTCGTTCACGTCCAACGGGCTTGAAGACGTGTTCGGCCAGTGCAAGGTGATCGACCAGACGCTGCTGGGCCGCGCCAAGGGCGCGTTCCTCCAGAAGTACTTCGTATGCGTCAACCGCGATTTTGGCGATTGGCAGCCACGCAAGGGCGCGCTGGAGCAGGTGATGGACGCCATCCGCCCGGCGACCTTCGTGCTGGAGCCAGGCGAGTACAGCGACAAACTGCCGCAGCTACATGTTGTGGAAATGCGCTGCGACATGGCCGACCGCAAACCCTACGAGAAGATGAAGCGCGACTTCGTGCTGGAGTACGGCGAGGACCGGATCATCGCGGCGAACGCCGCCGCCGTGACGAACAAGCTCCAGCAAATGGCGTCTGGGTTCGTTTACGACAACAAGACAGAAGCATCACAGGAAAAGGGAAAGTTCACTATGAAACAGAAGGTCATTTGGTTCTCGACGCACAAGTTCGAATTGATCGAGGAAGTCCTAAACGAGAACCAGCGCGCCAATACGATCATCGTCTACAACTACAAGGAAGAGCTGGCCGAACTGAAACGCCGCTACCCCACCGCGCGGACGATTGACGATTTCAACGCTATCGACCGATGGAACAAGGGCGAGATCGAGCTGCTGCTGATCCATCCCAAGTCCGCCGGGCACGGGCTCAACCTCCAGTTTGGCGGCTGCAAGATCATCTTCCTGTCGATGCCTTGGTCGCTGGAGCTGTTCGAACAGACGGTGGGGCGGCTGCACCGCAGCGGGCAGACCAACGATGTCTGGTGTTATTTGCTGATCTGTAATAAAACTATAGACGACCGGATCTGGGGCGCGCTTCAGGACAAGCGAGCGATCTCAGACATAGCACTTGAGGAACTGAAGGCATGAACTGGCGCGAGATCAACAAGGTGTTGCCCGATCTGGACGAGGACACCATCAAGAAGATGCTGGACGAGGAACGCGTGGGCGAGCAGCGGCAGTCGGTGCTGATCCGCCTGCACCAACGCTACACGATGCTGCGAGCGGCGCGGGAGCGCATGGAGATCCTTGGGGACGTGGTGTTTCCAGAGGTGATGGCGCTCACTTAGCGCACCAGCCTTCGCGGCGGGCGTTGTTCTGCTTGACTTCGATGATGGTCGCCGTGGTGTCCTTGGACGACCACGACACGTCTTTCCAGACGGTGCAGACCGCGCCGTTAGTCTCGACGGTGCTGGTCAGGGTCACGCACCCGGTCAGGGGAAGTGTTAACAGCATCGCCAAAACGAATCGCATTGCCTGTCCTCCGTAGCACGTCCGCAGTCGCAGCGGCCTCAACCTCGGCCACTGCGTCCCTGCGGATCTTGTAGTAGACGCCGGACAGCGCCATTACGATAATGACGCCCATAACGGCGTAACGCCCGACCGGCGTGAACAGCAGACTAAACACCGTGTTCGTCCATGTGCTTTTTGCGCCAGAACCAGATTGCCGCCGCGAGTCCCATAACGGCCAGCATGATAAGAAAATTAGGGTTAGCAAATAGGCCAGCAAGCTGATTTGCTGTATCAGAAGCTTCCTGCGCCTGCGAAGCGACCTCCTTAGCGATACCCAAGCCTCCAAGCCCTGCCGTGAGTACCGCCGCGTTACCTTGCTTGCTCTCTGCCATTGTTCTTTGAGGGCGAGGCGCGTCAGGCTCAAGGCGGTGTTCTTGTTCATGGTCAAACGCCTGTTCAGGGGTGGTAGGCTCCGCGCCCGCAGTCCACCATGCGCCCGCCGCCTGGCGACGACGGACGAGCCCCGGCAGCACCTTGCCGCCGCCCTTGGTCCATTTCATCAACTCGGCAGGCACCGCGTCAAGATCGCCAGCGTTGACCTTCTTGAGCATCGTGGACGACTTGAGGTTGCCAACGCCCGCGTTGTAGGCGAAGTCCACCAACACATCAAACTGGTTCTGGGTCAGTTTGACCTTGACCAAGTCCATCACGGCGATCTCGTACTTGACGATGTCGCGCTTGAGGATGTCTTCGGCCTGCGCCTGCGTGATGGTCATGCCGTCGTTGACCATAGGCGCGCCCGCAGCCGACGTGTGGCCGTAGCCGATGGTGCAGACGCCTGCCGGGCAACGGTACGCCTTCAGTTTGCAGCCTTCGAACTTCTTCAGCAGGTTATCAAGCCCATCTTGGCTCATGTGCATGGCGTAACTCCTATCTGTGAACGAGACCAATAGAAATGAGGACAACGCAAACCAGAACCACAATGACCGCAAGGATCGCCGCCCCCCAAACCATGACCGTGTGCATCAGTTCTTCCTGTGCCTTTTCGGCCTCCAACGCTGCCGCCTTCATGTCTTTCTTGATCTGCGTGGTGTGCGACAGAACCTGATCCCAAGCGGCAATGCCGAACTCGCCGATGAAATGGTTTTTCAACTTTTCCATCATCTGATCGGCTTCGGCCTTGGCGGCGTAGGCTTCCATTGCGATCTGCTGTGCGGACTTGCCCGCAATCAGGCTACCCTTGGGATCTGCGGCAACGCGAGTGATGGCGGCTACGCTGTCAAACAGCGAGCCAAGATCCTTCGCCATGCCCTGCAACTCTTTGCCCACGGCAATGCCAGCCTTGAGAGCGTCAAAGCTGACCTTGGCTGCGGCTAAGAGTGTAAGCGGGTCCATTATTTGTCCGCCTTCGCGTCCAGTTTGTCGTAAATGCGCTTGAACATGTCTTCGATGTGATCCATGCGCTTGTCCATGTCGAACCGGCTGACGTAGGATTTGGGCAGGTCTACCTCCAGTTCATGAAGGTCTGATCTCAGCTCCTTGACCGCGCCCCAAACCTCCCGCGCAAACCAGCCGCCCATCGCGATGGCGACCGTGGACGCGATGTTCATCAGTGTCTGCGTGTCCATCATCGACCTATTCAGTTACGGGAGGCGCGAACATGAGCGTCTGCGGAATAGTGCGGCCCGCAACATCAGTGGTAAAGGCGCTCATAGGCGCGCGGACGTCGCCGCGCCGCATAGCCGCCGCAAGTTCGTTTGCGTACCCGCGCGACATGAAGTTTTGCAACCCTCTTGCGCCCGCTCCCGCTCCAGCAAGCCCCGCCCCGAACGCTATAGCGGTAGGATCTTGCGTGTACATTCCGTATCCACCTACGGCGGTCGGAAGAATTGCGCGCGCTATGTTAGCTTTGCTAGATAAATTGCTTGGCCCGAGCGAACCAAGAAGTTGAAGCGCAGTAGAATTTGCGCCGCCTTCGGCAATGTTTGCGATGGCTGCACGTTCTTCAGGGTTAAAATACCTAAGCCGATTAGGATTGTTGGCTATCTTGCCGAACTCACTTTTAAGCGCCGCTGAAAAATTGCCGCCTTGTGACGCGCGGTCTACAGCCCGAAGAATATCCTCGCTTTTAGCCCAACGAGAATACCCACCTATGCCGTTCATTAGCGCCTGTTGCCCTTCCGCGACATTGCCTGCGGTCGCAACAGCATTAGCTGGCGTTGTAATAAAGTCATCCAGACGATCTTCGATGACGCCAATCAAACGGCTGGCTGTTCTTGGCGCAGTCCGATGAAGATCGCCGATGTCTTGACGAAGCGCATGAAGCTCATCAATAGTTCGCGGTTGCCCTTGATACCGTTGTATCAATGCAAGCGCATCATCGACGGCTGCTTGCCGGTTAGACAACGGATTCCAATTGTTTGCGCGCAAAGCAGTTTCTGCTTCTTGCGAAAACGTATTGAACGCAGCCGGATCGTAACGTATCCCGCTATTTGTAGCGGTTTGAAAGTCTGCCCGCGCCTGCGCCAGCGCCTGATCGCGGGACACATTCGCGCCGGTAGCGATATTGCGCGCGCCTTCGGCGGCGCGGACGCCTTTTTCCAACAGCGCCGGGCCAGCCTTACCACTGGCGATACCGCCAGCCAAACTGCCCGCTGCAAGCGCGTAAGGGTCTTCAATACCGGATTCACGCATGGCGACGGGCGTGGCCGCAGCGCCTGCGCCACCAAACGCTTGTGATGTCGGTTGCTGGGCGAACCAATTAGCGACACGCTGAACGCCAGGGCGCAGAGCGTTAGCCGCAATCGTACGCGCCGCCCCAACGCCGCCAACGCCGCCAAGCGCGCCTTCAGTCGCGGCGGCTTGAAGCTTTTCTGCGGGCGTTGTTGGCTCTTGGTACATTCCGGCTTTGGCGTACATGTTACGCATAGCCTCAGATCCAGAAGGTATGGGTTTAGCCCCAAACGGTGTAGCCGCTACGTTGTAGAGACCTGACGCAAGATCCGTCAGCGCCAACGCCCCCATGCCTGCCATAGCGCCAGCAGGCACCGTAATCGGCGCAGCGGGGCCACCCAACGCGCCCAACGCCGCGCCAGCAGTTGCAGCGGTAGCGTATGGAAGCGCCGCGCCTGCCGTTGTCTTTATGGTGTTTGCGACAGACGATGGTGTGGAAGGTTCTGGTTGCGCTTCGCGACCGGAAGGCATTCCTTCGCCACCACGCATACGACGAATTTCGGACGCAAAAACCTTGGCGTCGGCAGCGTTTCCCGCCGCATCAGCCTTGCGAAGCGCCGCTTCAAGCTGTTCAAGTGTCGCCATGTCTATTCGTACTTCTTTAAGAGGTCATCGACATTGGGGGCAGCTTTACTAGAAGATGGATTTTGCGGTTTTCCGCCCGTAAGATCCGCTTCGCTCAACCTCACGTTCGTGCCAAACCGCTCGCTCAGGTTATTGAGCGTGTCAACAATCGTTTTAACAGATTGACCGGGGTTGGACAGCGAGTTGAGATACGCGCGCATTTCCGCGTTGGAGTCGATGTTTTTTGCCGACATGCCGGTTGCGCCCATGAGCGCGGACAGCATTGTCTGACGCATGTTAGCAAGCGTAGACACCGCCTCGCCGCGTTCCGGCGAAAGAACTGTCGTAAGCCCTGGGGCGGAAGTCGCCGCAGCAGCTTTAGCGCGGTTGACCAGCGTGGTCTCGCCGGGCTTAACCAACATGCCCTTTGCACCCAGATCTTTGTACTGCGCGATAATGTTAGCAAGCGTTTTGTCAAACTCTTGACGGGCTTGCGCCCGTTCAGCTTCGCTAAACCGTTTGTCAATCTCAAGTTTTTGCGTTTGTTCCGCGCCTTTTTCGGCTAATTTTTCTTCGGCGATCTGTTTGCGTTGCCCCGCCAAAGTAGTCGGCGCGGGCGCGGTAACGGCAGGCGCGGCAGTCGGCGGGGTCACCGCACCCGGTATCTGCGGCTGCGGCGACAACGCATTTTGTGGGGCCGGGGCAGCAGCGCCGGGCAAGCCCAGCATCAAAGCGTTGTTGACCGTAGGCGCGCCAAACGACATGGGCGCAGCGCCAGTCGGTACAAATCCAGCCGGAGCGCCACCCATACGGGCATTGCTGGCGGTCATGGACGCAGCCAAACCGGGCTCACTACCAAACTTATTAGCCGCCCATGCAGCCACTTCGCCCGCAGTCTTGCCTTCCAACACAGACTTGTTGGCGGCGATAGCGTCGGCGCTAAGAAGCGACGACACGGGTGTGCTGGGGGCTGCACCCAAGACGCTACGCGCGCCGCCAGCACCAAGGAAGTGCGCCAGATAGGTGTTGCCGGGCGTAGGCTGGATGCCTGCGCTTGTCAGCGACGCAATGTTGTCTGCGCGGAACCGCTGCTCCAGCGCGTCTTCAATCTGCGAACCATCTTGCAGTTTGGTCCCGCGCAACGCCAAGACTTCCTTGGCGGGCTTATCCGCCAGTTCAGGGAACACTTTCTTGGCGGTGTTCACAAACGTGCTGTCGATGAACTGATATTTACCTTGCGCGGACGACATGGGGTTCTTACCGCGCCCTTCCGCGCGGTCCAGACCAGCCAGATACCCACCGTTTGCCGCCGCAGGCTGCATTGCGACCGCCGCAGGTACGCCCGCAGCGGCAGCAACAGGCGCAGGCGCCGCAGCAGGTGCAGCGGCAGCAGGTGCAGCAGCGGGCGCAGCGCCGCCTTCAGGGACGACACTGTACGTGCCGGTGTTCTTGTCGATGGCGATAGGCCCGGCAGGCCCCATAAGGTACTGCGATTCCTTGGGTTTAGCTGCGGAAAGAATTTCCGATGTCGTCGACATAGCCAGACGCGCAGCGTCAGGAAAATATGCAGAGGGGAAAACCGCTCTCATTTTTTCAGGCAACGCGGAGATCAACCGACTCCAGGCCGCTGGGCGCTCTTGCTCAGGAAACCCTTCTATCATCCGCACGCCGTTTTTAAACTCTTCGCCATGCTTGGACGCGAGATCCATCAATTTTTCGTCAGACTGAATCTCCGCCAATTTAGCGCGGCGGGCCTCTCCCAACGCTTGACGCTGTTGGTTCACGATCTGGCTTTGGTAGTGGTACGCCTTCAAACCAGCTTCAGGGTCAATGCCGCCCGCAGCCGCAGCGTATTCCGGCGTGTTGACGCCATACCTAGCCCCCGCCACCGCCAAAGCATTTTCTTTCTGAAGCTCCCGCGCCCGTTGCTGCATGAGCATATTGGCCGCTTGCATCTGGTTGGCTTGTTGAGCCATAGCCAGCACATTTGGGGCTTGGAACTGTGCAAGTTGCGGAAGCGCGGCGTTATAGTCAACCATCGTCGTATCCTTAAACGAAGCCCATGCCGCCCTGCGACGGAGACAGGTAAGACAGGTTTGACCCCCCGCCACCCAAACGGTTCAGATACTGACCCTGCATGTACGAACTCATGCCTTGATTGAGCGCATTCGTCACCGCATTCGTTTGATTCAGGTAGCCCGATGCCTGCGCGTTGCCGCCAGCAACTTCAGCCTGCGCCAACCCTTGACCTAGCCCTGTGTAGGTTTGGCCCAAGTTAGACCCCAACGCCCCAGCCTGCGCCGCGGATCCGGCAGCCGCCGCCTGACCGCCTGCGTACAGGCTCTGCAATGGCGCAAGCTGCGCCGTCCGGTTGGCCTGATAGCGGTTGAAAGCGTTCTGATACTCCTGCGACCCAAGGTTCTGGCCGTACTCGGTAGCGCCCTTAATGTTCGCGCCCGACATGCCCATGCCCTTGGCGGCGGCGCTGGCGTTCAACGCCCGCATACCTTGCTCAAGGCGGAACTGGTAGCCTGGGTCCGTCGTGAAATCCGACATGCCGAAGTCGCGCGCGTACTTGCCGTACCCCTGCGCGTTCTGATCGCCGCCGATGCCAAGCAACGTCATAAGCTGGTTCTGGGCGGTCGTGCCACCCTGACGGTAAGGCGCAAGGTCCGCCCGACCGATGTCGAACATCTCACGCTGGGCGGCAATGCTTTTGTCAGCGGCTTCGCGTTGGGCGGCGGCGCTTCGTTCGGCAGCAGCCTGCTGGGCGTCGGCGGCTTTGCTAGACCCATACAGACCTGCGCCCGCACCTAGAACGGCAGATCCTATGATGGCAGTTTCGATACCCATATCAGTTGCCTTTCACCAGCGCGCCGTCGTCGCGAGCCTTGAACCCAAGGCGGTCGAAGATACCATACATATATTCATGTCCTGGCATGATCCGCGTGTGGGCGTTCTCATGCGCGAACAATTCCGCCAGTACCCCCCGCGTTGCCCACCGCCGCCGCCATTCCGGCAAGACCGACACATGAACTTCGCCGTCTTTGAAGTACGCCGCACCAACACAGGTATCGTTGCGGACTATAGCCTTAACGTCCCATGTTTGCAAAACATCCGTGTAATTTGCATTCGAGACCGGTATTGAACAATCCGTCGCCTGAAACCCAACCCCCA